TTACATCCACAACACGCCTTGATTCCCTTTAGGGTGGGGCGGTACAGCATTAATTATTCCCGGCTCCATTATCGTATCAACAATTGTTTCATGGGTCTTAAAGGTTTTGCCGCAATTAATATTCGTGCACTGGTGATAGCGTTCTTTAGTTTCATCACTAAGGTAACGACTGGATCTCGCGTGTGCTGCAAATTTACAGCGTGGGCAATGCATCATATTTACCTCCGAAACTGCATATTCAGTAATTATGCTGATCTTATCACCAGTATTCGCATTTGTGAAATAAATATCAATTAGTTGAATTTTACTAATCAGTGGCCTCGTATGCTACATCCGACAACAAAACTTCGAGAGACAGTTGGGTGGTAAAGCCGCTATTACTCAGGTTGTGGGTGACTTTGCTGATAATCCAGTTCTGCCGATCTATCACTGATTTAAAACCGCTGACTTTTATCGGCGTCTCGGGGAAAAGATCTGCGCGCCCCATGGCGAGGTTGATAGAGAATTCGGCTACACCGCGTTGCAGTTTCTCCCATTTGGCCTTGGCGGCGTTCATGGCCGCCTTTTGAGTGGCGTAAATGGTGGTAATGACGAACACGTTCTCTTCTGACCCAGCCAGATAATCCCCTTGTTTTTCCTCTACCGGTTTTTTCTCTTTAGCCGCTTTGGTGCGGGTCGGTTTGGCTTTCGGGTGTTCCAGTGCACGGAGCTGTTTAAATTTAGGCTTACGCTGCAACTTAACCTTTTTCGGCTTGGCTGGTTTGGGGTCTTTGGTGTGTAACCAACTGGCACTGACTCCGGTATACGCGCCCCGGTCAGCAATACTAAAATTGTGCTGGTCGCCATCTTGCCGGGTGATCGTTATTTGTGGAATAGGTTGACCACTGGCAGTGACACCGCTGCCCGGCTTGATAAACAACAATCGCCCGGCTTTAACCGCCGCCACCGCGCCATGCAGGCTGGCAATGCGGGTGATAAATTTGGCATCCGTCTCTTGCGTCTGATCGATATGAGAGATGGCGATATCCGTCAGACCCTTAGCCAGCATGGCTTTAAGCTGGTTGCGCTCGGCCACTTGCGCCACCACTTTCCCCAGCGTTGTCTCATGATAAGACACTTCACGTCGGGCATTAAGCGAACCGCGAAAATCGGCACTGCGGGCGCGAATGGTCAGGGTATCTGGCGCGCCGTGATGCTCGACTTCATCCACGGTAAAATCCCCTTTGCCAATCAGCGATTGACCTTCCCAGCCTAACGCTACCGACACCACCGCGCCGCGTTCTGGCATGGCGAGCTGGCCGTCGGCGTCGTCCAGTTCAATATCCAGTTGGTCAGCCTCAAAGCCACGATTATCGGTCAGGCTCAGGGATAGCAGGCGCGGGCGGATAGTTTGGGTGATATTTTTCTGATTGATATTCAGCATAAAATCCGGGGCGATTTTCGTGCCAGCCGGTAAGGATAATCCGGTTATCATGAGAATAATCCACCGATCGCCGTCTGGGCTTTGCCGCTTAATTCCGTGGCTTTATTGAGCAAGCCATCGGCCTGTTGTTTCAAATCCCCAAACATGGACGTTAATGACTCATCGACCCGCAACAGGTTGAGGGTGAATTCAATCCGTCTGGCGCTGCCATCCTGAAAAAACAGCGTACGGGTTTGGCTGACACTTTCAACGACAAACATGCCGTAAATCATGCCACTGCCTTCAATCAGCGGCCACGCTTGCCCTTTATCGGCCATGGTTTCCAATGCCAGCAATGAAATACGGCCGCCGGTCAGCTCAGGCATAAGCACCCCGGACAGGGTGATTTTCTCGCTATCGACGCCGAGAAACTGGGCGCTTGGCCGCAGGCCTACCCGGCTGTTGGTCGGCCAGCGGTAATCCACATTGCGGGTCATGCTTTGGTAGGGCGTGGTGCTCAACATAAACACGAACAATCCGAGGGTTAACATCATGAGTTTTCTCCTTAATCGTTTTCCATTTGACCGCGTTGCCGAGCGCGTTTATCCCGTTCTTGCTTGGCTAAGGCATTGGCGACCAACTGCTCGGCGTCCTGTCGGTTCATACCCGGTGGGATAGTCAGGGAAAGGTTATTGTGAGTCACGCTGCTATCGTTCACCGTGGTTCCAGTATTGGCAGTGACAGGTTGATATCCGCCGGATAGCAGGCCACCACTGGGGGAATAGCCGCCCGAATAGGGGTTATCTTTTGGGGTGAGCGCGTTTTGCGGGTCGGGATGTGGCGCATCTTTTGGGACTTTATCGGCCAGTCCGTTTGATTGACTATCAATGATGCCGAGTTTTTCCAATACCCAGTCAATACCATCACGTAGCTGCCCCAGTGCATCAATGGGAATTTTGAGCGCGTAGGCTAATCCACGGCCGAATGTTTCCCCGGCGGTGGTGGCAATCAACATTGATTTACCGCTGAATTCGATCGGCTCTATCAAGCCGGTGAACAGGGATTTGAGTTGGCTAAATCCGTTAATCAGTGGAGTAAAGGCAGCGCTAATCGGACCCGCAACGGCAGTAAATCCGGTTGCGACACCGGCCATAAAGGCGCTGATTGGCTCCCAGAACTGACGAATCAACAACGCGCCACCGACAATGGCGGCAACCACGGCAGTGATCGGCCAAGCCAGCCCGGCAAGGGTGACGGCAACCGTTCCCGCCATCAGGGAAAAACCCGTACTCAACAACCCGGCTCCGGCCAGCATCAGGTTAAACCCAGCCATCACTGGCCAGGCGATTAGCCCCAACGCTCCCAGACCGCCGATCAACGCCAGCGCTGCGCCGGTCACTTTGACGATATTGGTGACCAGTTCAGGGTTTTTCTTTGCCCACTGGCCGACCGTAACCAGCCACGCATTCGCCGATTGCGTGAGTTTGCGCAGGGCGGAGTCCTGTTTCTCAAACACTTCAATGCGCACGTCTTCCCATGCCGAACTCAGGTTTTTCAGATCCCCATCAAGGTTATCCATTCTTACCTTGGCGATAGCTTCCGAAGTGCCTTGTGACTCAACCAGCTTATCTTTCTTCTCTGCCAGCTTGCCGTTCCCGGCAGCAGCCACCAGTTTGACAGCCCCTTTCATCGCTTCTTCACCGAAAATCACTTTCAGGTATTCAGCTTGTTGGGCGGTGCCAAGTTTGTTCTTTTTAAACGAGCGGTTAATGTCTTTGAGGATTTTCTCAACCGGTAACATGTTGCCTTTACTATCACGGGTGCTAATACCTAGCTCTTTCAGTGCCGCCGGGGCTTGTCCGACGGGGGCTTGTAACCGGCTAAATACCGCACTGGTGCTGGTACCCGCCATACTGCCCTTGATGCCGTTATCCGCCAGTACCCCTAACAGCGCGGTGGTGTCTTCAATGCTGGCTCCAGCGGCTTCGGCAATCGGGGCAACGTATTTCATCGCCTCGCCCAGTTCTAACAGGTTGGTGTTAGAGCTGGTAAAGCCTTTCGCCATCACGTCCGATACCCGCTGGATCTGGTCTAGCGGCAGGTTAAAGGCGGATTGCATATTGGTGACAACGTCGGCCGCTTCGGCAATATCCACCCCGGAGGCCAGCGACAGGTTTACCGTGGGTGCGGTGGCGGCCAGAATGGCGTCAGCGTCATAGCCGGAACGGGCAAGAGTGTCTTGGGTTCGTGCTACATCGGTCGGGGAAAAGGCGGTTGTGCCGCCAATATCCCGTGCTTGTTGACGAATGGCCGCCAGTTTTTCGTCCTTTTTATCCAGCCCCAAAATGGCTTGTGTACCGGACATTTGGCTGTCGAATTCGATACCCGGCGCAATCAGTTTGGCCGCGCCGTATAGCCCGGCGGTAGCGACCCCCAATCCTGCCGCGCTGGCATTGCGCACCGTGGCGGTGGCGGCTTTTCCTGCCTGATAGCGTTGTTCACTGCTCAGGTTCTTGGTGGCGATGCCGTCGGCGTTCAAGGCTTCCCGTTGGCGCTGTACCGACTGGCGCAGGCCGTTATATTTGCTTTGCAACTCACTGGCCGCCCGTTTGGCTCCTTCCAGCAATCGGGTCTGTTGCGCGGTGGGGTTCGCATTATTTTTGAATTGGAGTGCCAGCGCCGCTGCTTCGGTTTTGGCCTGTTTCAGGGATTGAGCCGTGACGGCTAGTTGGGCACTGGCCTTGCGAAAACCGTCAATCTTCGCCGCCTGCATATCGAGAGATTTGATCGTGCTTTGTGTGTTGCGAATATCCCCGGACAGGTTTTTACTCGCGGACTGGATCGCTTTAAACGGGCGAGTGGCTTGGTCAACCGCTTTGAGCAATACCTGTAGCTGTAAACTCTTACTCATTCTGTAGCGCTCCACTGCGTAACAGGGCTTTGTGTCGCCAGCGCGCCAGCTCGGTGAGACTCATCGGCCAGCAGGTTGACGGCGGCCAGTGAAAAATGGCGGCAATATCCGCCATCAAATCGTTCACTTCCAGTTGCGGATCTATCGGCTCTCGGCCGATTTCGGCGACAAAAAACCGATCACCTTTCCGGCCAGTGCGACTAAATCCGGTAATTCAAGGCGCACACATTCCGCCTGGGTGAGGGCGGGAATGGTCATGCGAGGCAAGACGGTGATCAGGGCGTCCACATCCGAGTTAGCCAGTTCGGCTAATCGCACCCCGCGCAGGGTTCCGGCATTGGGGCGATTGATTTCTACCGAGGTGATCAGGGTTTCACCCCGTTGAATCGGCGTATCCAGTACCACGATGTTGTCGTTGATTTCAGTTGTCTTTTCCACGGTCAGGCTCCAGTTAAATAAGGTTGTGCCAGCCGGTCAGGGCTGGCGGTCAGGTTTAGCGGCCAATGGCCTTGCGGTGGGCTTCCAGCAGGTCAACACCGTTGACTTTTTCCACCATATTCACCACGTCAATCTCGATCACGTCTTTGCCGTCAACGGTCAGTTTGTAGTAGGTGCATTGGGTTGAGACTTTGGTTTCGCTGTCTTCTCCCTGTTTCGATTCGCCGCCATCGATTTCTTTGTGACGGCCACGGACTTCTACCTCAACGGCGATCACTTCACCGGTGTCGTCGCGCTGATAAGAACCGGCAAAACGTAATGGCACTTTATCCACGCCCGGCGCGCCCCATTGCTGTAGCACCAGTTCATCAAAGCCGCCCATCGACCACTCCATCGCCAGCGCGTCGTCGTCCAGCCCCATATCAATTGGTGCGCTGCCGTTCATGCCTCCGCCCCGGTAGTTCTCCAGCTTGCGAGTCAGTTTCGGTAGCGTGACCGAGGACACCACGCCCATGTAATCGCGGCCGTCGTTAAAAAGATTCAGGTATTTCAGTTTTCTTGGCAGTGCCATAAGTCACGGATTCCTTAGCGGTTAACGGTGGCGGCAAAGTTCACCAGATATTTATCGGTGATGCGCTGGCGCAGGGTGAGATCTTCCAGTGGCGGTACTGGCGTATAGTCGTAATCCAGAAACAGCTTGCCAGCTTTCAGGGTGTCTTTGTCGTTGGCGCTGTCGTCGTACCAGCAATCGCCGTCAATAATCAGCCCGGCAGATTTCATTTCGCGAAACTTGGCTTTGATGCCGCCAATCAGGTCACGCACCAGCGACGGTGTGACCGGGCGGTCTATCGCCCACAAATGCGCCTCGGCGAGCGTATCGGCCAGTACCTGTGCGGTACGGGCGTAGTTCTCAAAGGCAAACAGCGGATCGTCCGAACAGGTGCGGGAACCCCAAAACTTAAAGCCGTCTTTGCGGATCAGCGTGGTGATACAGGCTTGGTTCAGCAGATCGGCGTCGGTGCCGACGGTCTGCAAATCCCAGTAGACGCTGGCCGAGACACCGCTGACGCCGTTCACCCCGACGTTAGACAGGGTTTTGTGCCAACCGGTCTGTTGGTCAATCTTGGCGCGCAGCCCCAAGGCACGGGCGGTGGCGTAGGCAATATCGCTGCTGTTGGCGGTGGTATTCCAACTGATAAAATCCGGCCAAATCAACATCAGTTCACGCTGGCTGAAATTCTCCCGGTACTTGATCGCCTCGGACACGTTCTTGCAGCCAAAGGCGCTGATATAACCGAAAGCGCGTAACTGCTGGCAAATGGTCGCCAGTGCGGTGGCAACTTCCAGATTATCCAGCCCCGGCACGCCGAGAATACGCGGCCGGACGCCGGTCACCGTCTGGGCATCTAACAGCGCTTTCATGCCGGTATAGTGGCCGTTCTCGTCTGACCCGCCGATGATATTGGAGGTGGTTTCGGCCTCATTTTTACCCGCGGCCACACGCACCACAATGGTGACCGGCTTGGTCTGCTCGGCGATGGCTAACAGCGATGCCGCCAAGGTGCCTTTTTTCCCGGCTTTACCGGCGGCAACCAGTACATCGGTGATCAGTACCGGAGTATTAAGGGGAAAGGTTTTGGCGTCGGCATCTTCGGCGGTGCAGACCATGCCGACAACGGCGGTGGATACGGTGGAAATAACCCGTGTGCCTTCGTTGATTTCGAGGACACGGACGCCGTGGTGGTAATCACTCATACAGTCATTCTCTGTGAATGGAGGGGTGAATCTATGGTGACGGTTTAGTCAGCGCGGGGCATTAGGTGGGGGATGTGTGGGAGCTGGTACAACAAAAGCCCCCTGAATCGGGGGCTAAAAAGAAATGTCAGGCAGAAACTGGCGGCCACTCCGGCACCACGTAGCCATTATTCACCGCCTCGGTCAGTAGCCAGCGGGATTTATCCGACTCGCCAATTACCGGCAGCTCTATCAACGGCCATCCTGCCAGTGTCGGCCACTGTTTGAACGCTAAACGGGTGGTGATTAGCTCGCGGCGCTGCGGTTCTGTCAGTGGTGCGTCGTCAATGGAATAATCACTCACCATCATGGGATCGGTGGCACGGATAAAATCATCTCGGTACCGGCGAGCAACCGCCGCTTGCTGGTCAGTATCGGCCAGCCATTGTGTGCCATTCCACTTATCAAAAACCGTTATGGGTGCAAGGTCAGTCGTATCCATCGGATAATCGCCAATGTCATTCACTGTCATCGCCATACCGGTCACGGTGCTATAGCGAATTTCACCGCGATGGTCTGGAAGATATTCCCACTGGCTATTGTCAGCGCTGCGGCACACAGCAAACCCTTTTTTGGCTTTAAGCGGCTTATCTAAATAAGCATTGGCCGGAATGCCTACGCCTTCGGCTAAATATTCCTCGGCAGAAGAAAGATATTCCCGGCTGGGAAGAATGATATTAAAGACGGTCACCCAGCCTGCGGTCACCGCCAGATGATGGTTATCCAGTACCGCTGGGGTTTTAATTTCGCTGGTCATTATGCGGCTCTCACGATGTAGTTAAAGGCGATATTGCGGGGGCGGACACGATATTTAATCAGTGACGATGAGCCGGTTGGGGAAAGCTCACCCGTCGAGAAATATGCCCCGCTACTAGGTGTATTCTCCACTCCTTCCGTATCCACAGGCTTTCCTTCAATGGGGAAATTGTCCCCAAAAGCGCTGATAGGTTGCGTAACGAGTGTGCCTCTGGTTGCCGAGGTCGCATAGACATACATTGACGGGAAGGCAGTTCCAAGCTGTGCGGAAAGTAAGGCGCGGTTATTATCCGCACCACGCCCATCATCCCAGCCACGGATAAACTCGCCGCGTAAATCAGGTAAATATCCAGCAGGATAGGCTAATGCCAGTTGCGGGTATTTGGATTTATCAAAGGGCGAACCGTTGCATTTTAGCCAACCACTTGGCGGGAAGGCTGTCGGCCATGGCATGGGAATGCCTACAGGAGCCGCGTCACTGCCGACAAGCTCCCAATCACGTTCAAAACCAAAACCATCACGAGCGGAACGATAATAAACGCCGCCATTTCGATAATGAATTTTCAGTTGGAAGGCCGGGCAACTACCCGAACCCATATTAAAATGAACAATCATGGCGGTATAGATAACAGCGGAACTTGAGCTTTCGTAACGAGCACTATACAGGCCACTGGGGGCATTCCATGGCACCCCATTTTCCCCGACCACATCCGAGACTTTGGTTTGAGAGAATGCTTTTCCGGCTTTGCTAATGGTGCCGTCTAATTTTAGGTTTGTGAGCGTCTTGGCCAGTGCATCAGCGCCCAATGCGCTGATCTCGGAAAGAAAGTTAGCGCTCTGCAAATACTGGCGGTGAGGGTTAGCCGTTTTAACGTGGTCAGCCAGCACGTTATCCGCGTACTGCTTAACTTCAATCACTTTATCATCGACATATTTGCGCGTCGCCAGCACCACCGACGGATCGATTTTCAATGTGACGGCTTCGGTGCTGCTGACAATCAAAATCATCCGAATGGTTTGAGTGCGGCCACTGCCTTCCTGTAGTTGCGGTTTGTAGGTTTCGGCGCAGTTGGCAATGGCGACTAAATCCCCGGCGCTGTCGTACAAGCCGATTTCACGTATCCACCAACCGCCCTCATTCTCCGGGATAACCTGCTCGGCGATAATCTGACTGGTATTGATCGGGTCAATACTCAGCCGGTTGAGTGCTGCCCGGCGTTGCTCGCCGATAAGCTGGGTTTGTGCCGGATTGGGGGCGGGTAAGGTGCCGCCTCCGTCGCCCACGGCCATTTGGGTAATATCTAATCGGGTGCCGAGCGCAGTGGCGTTCGCCAGTTTGGCCGCCCCGACGTGGGTCAGAAGTGCATAGAATCTAGCGGTCATGGTTTACGCTCATCTCATCAATCATATGAATGGTGCCGCCGGTGTATTCGTGGCCGGTGACGGTGATAACTTCGGGTAAATAGGGGTAAACGCTCAGCTCGTCGCCGCTGTAACAACCCGCGCCAACGTAAAACTGGCCGCTGCTGTCCAGATTTATCGACAGGCCAATCAGGTGACGGCTGGCCGGTTTGGCGTCGTCAATCAGGCGCTCAAGCTCGCGGTACATTTCTTCGGTAATACCGGTTTCCAGCACGCCGACATCAAGGCGAAAAGTGCCGGGGATGTCGCCGGTTTTCCACCACTCCAGCACCTTAATCAGGTAGCCCAGCGGCTCGACCACGCGACGGATAGCGCCGATGGTGCCTTTGTGGCGGTGAACAAAATGCGCATTCGCCACGACGTGACGCTTTGCCGCTTCCGGCCAGCTCTCATCCCAACGGTCGACAGAAAACGCCCACGCCAAATAAGGCAACAGATTCAACGGGCAGGTTTGTGGATCCCAGAGCTGGCGCAAGGGTATTGGCGTGCGTTCAATCGCGGCGCAGGCTTTGGCGGCGGCGATTTCCAGAGGAGAAGAACCGACCGGCAATAGGCGGTTATCACTCATCGGAGCCACCCACTGTCAGCGTATAAGCGGTGCAACTGGAGGCTTGTGATTCACTGAGCACGATATCGGCCAGCGGCTGCGCTAGCTCGACACGCTGTACCCCTTCCACATGTAACGCGGCATAAATAGCGGACAGGCGAATATCCCGTCCGAGCCGGTGTTGGGCGCTAATGTAGGCTTTGAGCTTGGCCTCGGCGGCTTGCCTAATCGGTTCCGCTTCGGGGCTGGGGTAGAGAAATAATGAGGCATCGATTCGGTAAGGGATAATCTCGGCAGATTGCACCGTTACCCGATCGGCTACCGGACGCACCGCCTCAGCATTGAGCGCAGCGGCCACAATCTGGATCAGTTCTTCATTGGCGGTTCCGTCATTCTCGCGGGACAACACCGACACCGTCACACAGGCCGGTGACGGGCTAATCACCGACACATCAGCGACCCGACCGTCAGCACTGCGACCATGAAATTGATAAGCCCCGGCAGAACCGGCCACACTTAATCCCTCGAAGGCTTGTTGAATTCGAACGCGGAAATCACTATCAGATTCCATCACGGCGGCTACCGGCGGTAATGCACTACCATCGGCAGGGACAATAACCAAACGGGAAACCGTGTAATTTGCGCCGAGCTGATCGAGGTCAGCACCAGTGGAATAAGCCAGCATGTTGGCTCGCGCAGCTTCATTCACTCGCTGACGCCACATCACCTCGCGGTAAGCGCTTTCTTCCAGCAACTTTGTCAGCGGCTCAGATTCGAGCTGTAAGGTACGCGCCACCGCTGCGCGCTGACTTTCATCACACAGCGACAACAGCGTCGCCTTGCGCTCGGACAAAATACTTTCGTAATCCAGCAACTCAACCACATCGGGTGCGGGTAACTGGCTCAGGTCAATGGTTGCCATGGGATTAGCTCACTGGAACGTTAAGGGAAAAAGTACCGCCGGTGTCGCTGCGGGTGCCGGTAATGTCGATCACCATCTTGCCGTCGTAGGTGGTTTCAAAGGTGATCCCCGTCAGGCTGACGCGCGGTTCCCAGCGTAAAATTGCGCTGTAACTGGCGGCCATCACTTGCAGGCGTAATGCCGGGTTTTGCGGCTGGTCGATTAGCTCCGACAGCAACGAACCGTAAGCGCGGCGCATTGGCCGGGAACCGACTGGTGTGATCAGAATGTCGGCCACGCTTTGGCGAATGTGCTCGAGGTCGGAAACCGCTCGACCACTAATCTGATTCATGCCGAGAAATTTCGCGTTTGTCATGCTGTCCCCGAGGTCTGGCCGTCGCCGTTTTTCACGCTGCCATGGCGATGGTTATCAATCACCACGCCGTTAGAGGAAAACTTGCCGCTATGAGTGAACGTGCCCTTCATTTCACCGCCGTTGCTGACAATCAGCGTTTTTGTCGTCAGGTTATGGGTGCATTCCACTTCGGGTGTATCCAGCGTGATTTTGACCGAGGCGGTGCAGATAATATTAGGCGCAGTCACGGTGACGCTTTCGCTGGCATTGACCACGGCGGTTTTAATGCCAGCGACCCGCAGTTCGCCGGTTTCTGGTTCATAGTGAAGGCTTGCGCCATCGGGGAACGATAGGTAAACCCCATCCGCCGAGGCTGACGGCGGCGGGAACTCATCAGAGAAAATGCCCGGCAGCACAAAGGCGGTATCCAGCTCACCGCCGAGCGAGAAAATTAATACCTGCTCGCCAACCGAGGGCGCCCACCATGAACGGGATTGACCGGCGCGCAGTGTCAGCCAGTTTAACCAGCCGGTGGTATTGTCCCCAGTTGCCACACGGCACAGGGCTTGGTCGAGATCGACCTCGGCCACCGTGCCAATACGGACAAGGTTGCGCAGCAGGCGCAGAATTTCAGTGATTTGGGTTTGAGTGTTCATGAAACAAAGCATGATTTGTATGACTTGCAGTCTCAAGTCTTAGGATATGTGCTATGTTTGGCACAACAACAAATAATAAATCGTGCTTTTGTATGGTTACTTTTAACATAAGGAAGTAATGTGGATTTTGAAAAACGTTTAGCCTTATATGAAAAATTATATTTTAATGAGAATGAGACAAAAGAAAAATTACATGCTCGTGTCCAAGGCGTATTTGCATTTGCCTTGATAATCGCGACAGTTATGAGCTATATCTTTAAAAATATCACCTATAGTTCAGCTTGGTTGAGTTTTGCTATCATTATCTTGAATGCCGTAGCCTGCTTATTCCTCGGATATGCTTTGTGGCTGCTTAAAAAAGCATTCTGGGGAAATGAATACGCCATATTTTTTACACCCAAAGAAATATCTGACCTTTTAGTTGAGTGCCAAGAGTATTGCAAAAACATTGTTAAATATAATGATGAAAATCCACTTTTCCCTATTGTTGCTATGGATGCGAATCAATTACTGGATGAAATGGTTTGTGAAAGATTTGAGCTGGCTGCAACAAACAATATAGATGTAAATCTCGTTAGAAGTGACAATATCCATAAAGCAATACACAAAATGTTTGTAAGCCTAATTCCTCTCACTTTGGCTATGGTAGTATTTCTTATAGGCAATTTAGACGGTTCGGCACCACGAAATGCATCATCAGGCGAAACCAAAGTGATAGTAATAGAAAAATCCGTTATTTTTTAATTAATAACTAAAGAGATACTCTATGAGCAATCCAAACGAGAAGAAAGCGCCTCCCCCCCCGATCCCACCCAAAGCTCCACCTGTAAAATACACAAAAGATACGGATCGTACACCATCAACAAATAGCGATAAAGGAGTTAAAAATGGGAAGCAATAATACCCCTCCGGCGAAACCGGCATCTCCACCCAAACCGCCGACTCCACCACCAATGAGATACGGCAACGATAAGCAACCTGAAACACCTTCCAAATCTAAATAATACTCATGCCAGCCCTCACGAGCTGGCTATCATTACTTATTAAGATAGTCATATATTGTTTTTTCAATCTCATGTCTTTCAATTTTAGTAAACCCCAGCAACGGCCTTTCATCATACTGCACATCTTTACTGTGCACGTTCGGGCGGTCACGCAGGCCAAAATGATGCACGGCCGCCATCCGTTGTACGCGCCCGGTAAATTCGACCACCGCCGCATCAGGGCTGCTGTTAGCTTTCATATAGCGCGCGGTGCGCAGCTTGGCGAACATCTCGCGCTTAATACGCCCTTTTTTATGTCGCGTGGGTTGGGCTTTTCGGGCGGCATAGGGCGACCCGTCCGGGGCTTGCTGGCGCTTAATTCGCTGTTGCTGACTGGCGCGCAGCTTTTTAGCAATATCGGCCGCCAGTTGTTTGCGGGACTGGGGCGACAGGTTCGCCAGTAACCCGGCCAGCCTATCGTCAAAGGTTTTTAACGCATTCATAACCATTCACTCACTAACTCACCGTGCAGATACAGCGACGTCGGGCGGCTGGCGTTGCCTGGTGGTGGCGGTTCGGGTAGGTGGTTAACGTGCAATGCGCCTTCCTGCTGTTTGACGATCACTCGTTCGGTTAATTGCAGGTCAATGCGAATATCGCACAACTGATCGCTCATCACTTCAACCTTGTAGGTAAAGCCAGTGCGGCGGCGCTCTTCCGAGGCCATAATGTCCGGTTGATGTTCCCGCAGCCATGCCAATATCGGCACAAAAATTAAATCCACATCGCCGGTAAAATCCTCCACGAACAATGTCAGGGTATAACACTGCTCAAAGGATAAGGACTGCGCCAGCGTGGAGTTGATGCTGCCACCATCGATAAACATTTTCAGGCTGTCCGGGTTGTTTTGTAGCAGCGGCAGGCTGTCAGTCAGTGCGGCGCGGAGTAATTTGGGTTTTAGCATGGTGTTGTTCCTGACAGTGTTTAATCGCTTCCACTTGCAACCCGCAGGCCACCAGTGCGTTTTCCAGTTGGCGAATATCGCCGCTTAAATCCCCGTTAACCGCTGGAATGCTGGCCGGAAGTGGGCAACTGCTGACCGTCGGACAGCCAACGTAAATAATCGTTGGGGCTGGCGAACGCGGGGCGCTGGTGCAGCCGGATAATATCAGCAGGCAAAGCAGTAGCGAACCAATCACGCAGGGCTTTATTCTCATTGAGTAACCTTTGAATTTTTTGTTCACGGGATAAGGACAAGGTGCTGGCGTGGCTCAGTGACTGGCGTAATGACTGCTCATTTTCTGCCTGTTGCCGGGCTTCATCCTGCAAATGAATGATCGCGTTGTCCCGGCTCTCAATTCCGGCTGACAAGGTGCCAATCACCCGTTGGGCGCTGTCTAAATCTTTTTTCAGGCCATGGGCATGCCACGCCAGCAACCCCATCATTAAAATGTAAATAATGATTATTGTGCGCATATCAGACTCCGTTCAGGCAGTGTGTTTGTTCAGTGTTGCGGCGACGTTCTAACCCTTTGGTTTTTACGCCGTTGACGTATACCCAGCGCGGTAATTGGTGACAGGCGCTGCGCCAGTCGTGCTTATTGATAAAAAAGGCCAGCGTCGAGCGGCAGGCCGCGCCCGTGCCGACGTTAAAAGCGAAGGACACCACCGCGTCATAGACCGGTTGCGGCATCGCAGCAGGCATACACACCGCGATGGCTTGTTCGACCCGCAACACATCGGCCACCAGATTCACCGCCACCTGTCGCTCAGTGATGACGGTGCCCGGCTTGACGCCAGCGGTGTGACCAATGCCGTTTGTCCAGACGTTGGCGCTGCATTGGTAGGCGTTGAGCTGGCAACCCTCGTAATCGGCAATCAGTTTTAACCCCGCCTCGGAGGTATGCAGGCCGGAATAATGGGGTAAGGTGGCGGCCAGCGCCAGAATCACACCAACCAGACAGCGCTTAACGATTGAATTCATTAATCACCACCTCGCGAAGGCCTAATTTTTTGAGTAATAAATAGTTTTTCCGCCGGTAGTACCAGTTAACAAAGCTGGTCGCCGTTGCGGCCAGCGCGGCCACATAAAAAGCAATGTCTTGCGGACTCATTGCGCCAATAAAGGCCAGCATCAGTGCGAAGAAGTAAGCAATATCGGAAGTGAGCTTTTCCATTTTTAATCCCATAATTGAACGGTTTCACGTTGGGCGGCCGGTGCCCTGTCCGGTAATTCCACCGGGTAGCCGTGGGGTAAAATGACGCCCACGTCAGCCAGCCCCGGATTGGCGCAATACACCTGTTCAACCACGCCCTCGGTGCGGCCGTAATAACGCCAGCAAATGCCGTCGAGGGTGTCGCCTTGCAGGGCATAAATGCGCATCAGATCAACCCGATAATGCAGTGGGGTTTGCCCATCACATTGCTGATACTGTTACGGGCGTCACGCCAGAAATTATCTACCGTGCTGTCAATGGCATCCGCGCGTTTATCCCCTCGGGCGCTGGCGTCGTAGCCGCGATAGCGTTCCGCCAGCGTGGCGGCGGTAATGGCACTGACGGCGTTCAGGTATTCGGTTGATCGCACACTTTCGCCATCAATCTTATCGCCCGGCATCTCGGCCAAGGTGGGATAACCGGCAGCCATCTGGTCACGGCGATACTCGAACAGCTCGGCATTCACTTCGGCAATGGCGCTTCGAATGGCAAAGCGCAGGCGAACCGGGGTCACAGTGCCTTCGTAGCGCAGCAGTTCGCGCAGTTGCTTGGGGTCGATGTCCGGCCAGAAAAAAGTATTTTCAATCACCGGCTCGGCCTCTTGGGTCGGGCGGGGGGCGGGGATTACCACTGTTGTCATAACAACCTCAAAATAGGTGGGCGGTGGACGACGGCGTTGACGAGGAAAACCTGTCGCGGCTGTCGTGCCGCCCGGCGCGGGGCGCGTTTGGTTAGCGACTGGCTGCAAGGCGTAATTGCCGCTCCAGTCGCTCAATGTCTTTGATCACGCCGCAGCCACGGTGAAGCTGTAACGCTCGTTTCAGATGATTCAGTGCCAGTTCGGCTTTGCCGCTTTTTGCCAGCACATATCCGGTGATTTTGTGCAGTTTGGCGCGCACTTGATCAGGCATATCTTCCTGCTCGGTGAGTTCCATGGTCTGCAACAACGGGGCGATATCGACCGGTTGCTCGCGGTCATAGGCGCGTAAGGCGGTTTCGGCCACCACTTCAACCAGCAGATAAGGCGTAGGACGGGTAAAGCTGTCGGGCGATACCAGCTTATGCCGCAAGGCATAGGGGGCGATCTCCAGCGCCCCGGCAATGTCTCCGGTATCCAGTCGCCAGACCATTACGGTCATCAGTACCGCATCCTGTGCGCCCGTTCCGCTGCTCAAGACGCCAGCCACCCATGGGGTGTAGGCGGGTAACATTTCTCGCTTCAGTTCGGCTTTTCGCTCCATACTGCGAAACATCCGGAGCTTTTTCTCATCCGCGCGGAGCTGTTGCAGCAGACGCTCGTAGCCGGTGGCGTGACGCAGCGGGTTATCCCGCTGCTGTTCGGCCGCAGACTGTCGCAAAAAGTGACGACGGGCGGGGCTTAACATGGCTTATTTGCTCCCTTTTTCGACGGCGGTTTTTCCTTCGACGTCGGCACCGGCGGAGTCAGCCACTGGCGCAGAAGCGACTTTCACCGCATTAACGATCGCCGTTGCCAAGGCGTCATAATTGGTGTCATCGGCTATCAGGGCGGTTTTTTCTGCGGGTTTTTCGTCTTTTGGCTCCAGGATCTCGATGTTCTCCACCAGACAGCCGCAGGCGTAATCTTCCACCACATAATCTTCTTTGATGGATTCGTAGTTTTCGACGCGATCTCGCTTGGCCACCTCATCGATATGGCGACGATGGGAGTCTTCCAGCCAGTAAATTGACAGGTTATCCAGACGGGTGATCATGAAGGCATTAGGGGGGAAGAACGGCACCCGAACCGCCGGTAAGTTGCCGATACGTTTCTGGCTAACAATCACGTCCGCAGCAAGGGTTTCGCTGTTGTCCTGTTCTTTGTTGATGATCGGGAAATATTTATCCTGCAACAGTTGGCGGCCAGTGATGACCACCAGTTCCGGGTCTTCCTGATACCATTCGGCAATCATGTTGCTGGTTGCATCCATCACCAGCGCATCCAGATTGAGGTAATCGCCGCCTTTACCGACGCGAATTTTTTCCGACAACAGCGTGCCATCTTCGTCCGTGATTTTACTCATTACACGCGCTGGGGCGTTGTTGCGGTATTTTTGCAACCAACCAGGAGCAATATCCTGCAACATCGGGTATTTGGCGCGGTTCGAGGTCTTGGCACGGAATTCGCCGTTGAAGGCGATCATGATACGGTCTAACGCCTGACGCTTGATAATGGCGTCGCGCAAACGCGTTTGGAAATCCTGATAACGCGCCCACAGGTCAAGGGTGCCGTAGCGCATATGGAAATCGTAGTTCACCTGATCGCAGAAATACTTTTCACTGTCCAGCGAGAGGAAATCTGCGGTTTCGCGCTCGTCCCCGCCAGCGGTGTCGGTGGTGCTGGCAATCGACCCCGTGACACCCAAGCCGATTTTTTCAGCGGTCAGCTCGGCGACGGGCACAATATTAATCCGACTCAGAAAATCGGAGGACTCTTGCACGCGGCTCATAATGGTTTGAGTGACCGAGGGTTCGACGTTGAATTTTTTATTCATGTCCCCCGCGTTAATGCCATTGAGTTCGGCTTGGCGGGATAAATAGGCGTTAAATTTAAAGCGTGTTTTGGTCAGCATAATCTTTCCTGATTCTGTTAAATAAGGGGATTGGTCGCCACCTTGGCAACCGGTCAATAGGGTTAGCAGTCGGTCAGAATTTCCCCGTGTCCGTTCCCGCCAGTCGCCGGAGGGCGGCTGCCTTGGCTAAAGCTTTCGGTGCTCGCCAGTTTGTTCGTCAGGGCGGTCATGCTCTGCTGGTTTTTCTTGAGGCTGCTTTGCACATCGCTCATCTGGTCGGCAAGCGCCTGTTCAATCGAGGTAAAACGGGCTTCCACGCTTTCGCTTTGTGCCTGCACATGCTCTGCCACGGCATTTACTGACTCATGCACATCACTAAAGCGGGCGTCATCGCTCATTTGCTTGCGGTTGAAAATACCCTTCACGCGGTTGAGCAAGGTGACGCCCGGCTCGGCCACGTCTTCAAATTCCAGTTGCACTTCCACGGCGGCAGAAAACAGGTTGTCGGGGTGAGATTTACGTGCAGCCAGTGGGTTGTGCTTGGCTTTGGCGCTGAATTCCAGCATTTCAGTGCCGAGGCTGGCCGGGTCATCGGTGACCGCCAGCCCAACCAGATAGGCTTTACCGCTGTTGGCAAAGTTCGGGCGGATTTCCATGGAGGTATAAATCTTCTGACGGTCTTTATTCATCAATACCAGCTCATCCGTTGGGCTGATTTGGGCGAATAAGGCGCGCTTACCGTTCAGCGCGGAATCATCGTCAATGGTTTCCGCTTTCAGGCCGATCACGTCGCCATAGCGGCGAAATGTGCTGTCGGGTGACAGGCTTTTCAGGTGTTCCAGATTGATACGGCAACCGTAAACGCGTGGGTCAAAGGCATCAGCCATTTGGTTAATGTCGTTGGCATCAATTACGCGACCGTCGCAGGTGTCGCCCTCAACGCCGATACGGAAATATTTAGAGACTTTCTTAGCCATATTTAGCCTGTCCAGTGGTGAATAAAAAGTAGGTGGGTGTTCGGGGCTTAGTTTCCAGACTCAGCGGCGGGACAACAACGAAAGCCAGACGTGACAAGGCTGGCACAACAGGCACCACAAGCCGGAGGCCTGTGGGGTCGCGTAGCCTAATGGCATGAATACGACACCGAACACTCTCATCAGTGACCCACGACGACAGGCGGCTTTGCTTTACTGGCAGGGTTTTTCTGTACGCCAAATCGCCGACCAGCTAAACCAAAAATCGCCGACCGTGCAGAGCTGGAAGAAACGTGACGGATGGGACGCTATCGCGCCTATTTCGCGCGTGGAAACCAGCATGGAAGCGCGGTTGATTCAGTTGATCATGAAAGAGGTGAAGGAAGGGCGAGACTTTAAAGAAATCGACCTGTTAGGCCGTCAGATTGAACGACTGGCGCGGGTAAACCGCTATAGCTTGACCGGCAGTGAAGCCGACCTGAATCCCAACGTCGCCAACCGCAATAAAGGTGACAGAAAGCCACCGGATAAAAACCTGTTCAGCGATTCTGCTGTTGAAAAGCTGGAGTCTATCTTCCACGACACTATCTTTGAATATCAGCGCGGCTGGTTCAATGCCGGGCTGCAACACCGTATCCGCAATATCCTGAAATCCCGCCAGATTGGTGCGACTTTCTTTTTTGCCCGGGAAGCATTGCTGGACGCCATTACCACCGGACGCAATCAGATTTTCCTGTCAGCCAGTAAGGCGCAGGCGCACGTATTCAAAAACTACATTATCGATTTTGCCCGAGAGGTGGATGTCGATCTGAAAGGCGACCCGATGATGTTAGCCAACGGCGCGCGCCTGTTCTTCCTCGGTACTAACGTCCGCACGGCACAGAGTTACACCGGCAACCTGTATTTAGATGAATATTTCTGGATACCCAAGTTTCAGGAATTACGCAAAGTCGCCAGCGGCATGTCATTACACAAAAAATGGCGTACCACCTATTTCTCCACGCCGTCGAGTCTGGCACACAGCGCTTATCCGTTTTGGTCTGGCGAACTGTTCAACAAAGGCCGAGGCAGTAAATCTGACCATATTCAACTGGATCTCAGTCACAGCCATTTAGCCCGTGGAGCGTTATGCGGGGACGGTCAATGGCGGCAGATTGTTACGGTAGAAGATGCGTTAACCGGTGGTTGTAGCCTGTTTGATCTCGACCAGTTGTTACTGGAATACAGCCCCGCCGAATATCAAAACTTGCTGATGTGCGAATTTGTTGACGACAAAGCCTCGGTCTTTCCGTTCGGTGAGTTGCAGATTTGCATGGTCGATAGTTTGGATGAATGGGAAGACTTTAACCCCGACGCGATGCGTCCGTTTGGTTATCGGCCGGTGTGGATTGGTTACGACCCGTCCCACACGGGGGACAGTGCCGGATGCGCGGTGATTGCGCCACCGATGGTGATCGGCGGCAAGTTCCGCGTATTAGAGCGGCACCAGTGGAAAGGCATGGATTTTGCCGCCCAGGCAGAAAGTATCAAGGCGCTGACGGAATGCTACAGCGTGGAATATATCGGCATTGACGCTACCGGCCTCGGCCAAGGGGTTTACCAATTGGTGCGAGAGTTCTACCCGGCTGCGCGGGAAATTAAATATACCCCAGAAGTCAAAACCGCCATGGTGCTGAAAGCGAAAGACACCATCAACAGCGGACGGCTGGAATACGACGCTGGTCATTCGGATATCACCCAATCCTTTATGGCGATCCGCAAAACCATGACCGCCAGCGGCGGGCGTTCGACCTACGTTGCCAGTCGTAGTGAAGAAGCCAGCCATGCCGATGTGGCATGGGCAATCATGCACGGCCTGTTAAACGAACCCCTCACTGCTGCCAATGGCTGCGTTAGCCCTAACATTCTGGACATTAACTAATGAGTAAACGTAAAGGTAATAAAGCATTTAACAAACCGGCTGCCACGAAACCGGCAGAACCGGCGCAGGAGGGGATCACCTTTGCTTTTGACGACCCGGAAGGCGTGATGGATAAGCGCCAGATTCTGGATTACATCGAATGCACCGACAATGGCAAATGGTACGAACCGCCGATCAGCTTTGACGGGCTGGCACGCAGCTTACATGCGGCCGTGCATCACAGTTCACCGATTTACGTGAAGCGCAATATTTTAGCCAGCACCTTTATCGCTCACCCATTATTGAGTCAGCAGGCATTTAGCCGCTATGCGCTGGATTATTTACTGTTTGGTAATGCTTTTTTGGAACTGCGCAAAAATCAGCTTGGTGATCCGATGCGGCTGGATGTCTCCCCGGCTAAATATACTCGTCGGGGAACAGAGAACGGTGTTTATTGGTTTGTGCAAAACTGGAAGCAGGCGCACCAGTTCGCCGTCGGTAGCGTCTTCCATCTGATCGAACCGGATATTAATCAGGAACTTTATGGCTTGCCGGAATACCTCAGCGCGCTGAATTCCGCATGGTTAAATGAGTCGGCCACGCTGTTCCGTCGCCGCTATTACAAGAACGGCGGCCATGCCGGTTACATTTTGTATGTGACCGACGCGGCACAGACCAGCAGTGACATTGAAAAAATGCGTAAGGCCATGAGTGACACCAAAGGGTTAGGCAACTGCCGTAACCTGTTTATGTTTGCCCCCAACGGCAAACCCGACGGCATTAAGGTGATTCCCTTGAGTGACGTAGCGACCAAAGACGATTTTTTCAATATCAAGAATGCCTCCCGCGATGATTTGCTCAGTGCTCACCGGGTGCCACCGCAGATGATGGGTATTATCCCGAGTAACACCGGCGGGTTCGGCGATGCCGCCAAAGCGGCACAGGTTTTTGTGCGTAACGAGTTGACGCCTTTACAGGAACGAATGAAAGACGTGAACGAGTGGATAGGGGAAGACGTGATCCGCTTTAAGCCGTACCAGTTAGCCGCAGAAGAATAGCCCGCAGTATCAAACCAATCCGCCGCAAGGCGGGTTAACCTCGCCATTGACCGTCCCCGCCAGCCCTCACAGCCTGTCCGATAATCAACACGCTCGCACTGATTTGCCGCGCCAACGCGCCAGCACGGACGAACCACATCCCACACGGGCATTTCTGGAGCATCAAGCCGCCAGCACGTTAGAAATCCCCTCACCAAACCTCAGCGCGCGCAAGTTAACCCCGCCTGCGCGCTTTCACTTTACCTATCGCTTTTCATGCATGACACAGAAACGCGAAAAGCCCATATGGCAAGGGCTTTTCGCGGGTTTGCAATGCAGGGCAGATCATGCGGAATCATGCACTCTATGCATGCAGTGCGTTGAAATAAACTCAGAGGCTAACGGTGTCGCCAATTTCCAGTAGGTTTAATGAGATCTTGGGCTGTCAGCATTGTAGAAAATAGCTTCGTCGTTTGGATCAACCACTATCTGGTCAGTCAGGTCTGAAATAAACGACATGGCCAGCAAAAACTCCTTGTTATTGCATTGTGCGACTTGCGAAACCTCAGCAATAAACTTAATTCTGGCTAAGGTTAATTCAATTCTTTCTTCGGGTTTCAATGCAGGCTCCTTATTATACTGTAATTATGTACAGTATTAATGAAAAAGGTATACAGGTCAATACGGTATACGTTGGTTTGAACAAAATTAGAGGATTGTGACGCGCTATATGTATTAAATATATTCATCTGTGACGCGTCACGCCGATTCAAATGACATTAATTAACAGGCGGTTTATCCCTTTGGTTTGCCAGCAGGCGGCCTCGCCGCGTAAACAGCACCCCGTCGGATCGCCCGGCGCTTTATCGCCGCATCTTTCGCAGCATTCTTGGCTAAGTTCGGCCAGTTGTTGTTCTAATCGCTGGTTATCTTGGCGAATAAGCAGCGCGATATATTCCGGTAAATCATAAGCGGGGCGAAACAGACGCCGGGCGGCCATGCCTTCGGTCAACATGGCGAACTCTTCCGGTTCTAATCTGACGCGGATTTCATTGATACCGGCGGCTTTGTCGCGCTGGCGTTGTGCCTGTTTACGGGCGGTAGCAGGGGTTTTAGTCATGAGTGGCCTCACTGATAGGGTGATCGTCGAATTCCGGCCAGTCGGATAGCACCGGATAGTGAATAGCAACGCCGTCAAAGGTGATTTTTGCCCCACGGGTCAGGGCGTTGAGTTCCCAAGGTTCGGCGATAATGTCCTGTAGCAGTAAATCCCGGCGAATTTGGGCGATGCGTTGCCGTTCTTCGCGGGTTAAACGGGCTGAAGGGGCGATAATTCGGGCTTGAGTCGGGTTATAACTGCGTTGCATCTTGCTAATGCGTGGCTGGTTTTCTTTCATTCGCGCCACAATCGCCCTCACGGCGGCAGTGTCGGTGAAGTCGATAACTGCATCCGGTGGGTATTCCATCGCCATCACAGGCGTTTTAGCCTGCCCGTTGGGGTCATTTGGCGCTCGGGTGTTTCCACCTAACCCACAGTTATTGACAGGACTCCGAGGCGCGCCAGAGGCGCTTTTCAACGTCAAAAGCTCAACGTCAACCGCACCCGAAACGATGCGCCATTGAGTTGTACGGGTTTCATGAACATGGTCAGCGCCCAAATGCGGCGCGTAGATACCGACAACTTTCTGTACTTCTTCGTCATAAGCGTTGAGTTCGTCAGCAACGCGCTTGGCTACACGCACAGTCTGATTACCGCTATTGGTTCCACCCTGTGCGGCGATGTAGGCAGCAAAATCACCCTCGTCAGCCGCATGGCGCACGGCCTCCACGGTTTCGTCGAAAGTCTCAGCCAGACTGATAAAACGGATACGGCGGCACTCGCGATAAGCACCCATGGAAGGAATGCCAATCGGGCGAAACTGAGGGATGCGCCACGTTGCCGCCCATGCTGTAACCGCCGCAGCGGAATCGGTTAGCAGCTCACCGGTTTCATGGTCGCGTTCACCCTCAAGCGCATAGCCGTCGATATTCTTGGCAATGTATTTAGCGATGTAACCAGCGGCTCCGCCTTTGTTCAGGTGCTTGCACTCAAAGCGATATTTAGCGGCTCCGCGCTCCTCACTGTCTTCTTTCAACGCATAACGGCGCATTATGTCGATAATCTGTTGGCGCTGGCGGCTCTCACAAAACAGCATCATGTGCCAGTGCGGGGTGCCGTCGTGGTGCGGCTCAACCACCCGCATTCCGTAGACACTTAATTTATTGTCTTTAAAGGCAGTGCGCATTTTGCTCCAAATATTGCAAAGGTAGCGCTGGCCGTCTTTGGGGGAATAGGCTTCATCGTCCCACTTATGGTTAAGCTGGACTTTCTCGTTATCCCCTTTACCGATAACGCGGGTCGGGTGATATTTTGACGGGGTGGTGACGGTCAGGAACATGCCAACGTGCTTCTGTGAAGCGGCATATTTTTCGATACCGGCGATGGTGCTCATTAGCTCCATACGGCGAATTTCTGGATTGGAAATACTCGCCATCACCTTATCAATCAGGTCGATGCGCTCACCAGTTTCAATATTTTCTAACTGGCAGCTTTTGAGGTATTCCAAATTAGACTGGCGGCGGGCGAACACTTCACGGATGGCCTGCTTACTGGCATAAGAAGATGCTGACTTATCACGGCTGACATTACCGACTGCAATCAATAACGCTTCCCGCCAGCGGGTTCTCTGTGCTTTGAGTTTGCGCTCCCACCATTCAGGATCAACCAGCCGTGACAGACTGGCGATAGCTAAGGTGATATCTAACCGGCCTTTCAGGTATTTGCGCCAGTGCATCGGGATGATATTAAAAGCGCGCGCCATTCTGGCAAGATCGCCGTATATCCGTACCTGTGTATCCGCCTGCAATAAAACAGCCCTGTCACCCTGATTAGCCTTAATGCATTCATCACAATGATGGTTGTACGCCACCATTAGCGCATCACCGATTTTGCGGGCAAAGCGGCGCAGCTCTTTATCATGCATACCCGCCAAGCTGGCATAGGTTGGGGCATCAGTTGAAAAGCTCATTGACGCACTAAGGCGCATAACATTTTTACTATTGACCACCTGAATACGCGGCCAGATACGCTGGTCAAAGACAAATACCAGCCATTTATTAGCGTCGTTTAGCCCTTTATTGGCTAACAGATATTGATAGCGTGAAATGAACTGGCTACGCAGGAAGTGAGGCAGATTATTGATATTGGCTAAAACAGCTTGCCCCTGAATCAGTTGTTCACGGGTAAGCGGTCTTTGAATGCCGGGCAAGGTTTGGCGCGGTTTGCTGCCGGGGTAGGTATAGGCAGGAACAGCAGCGCCGCTGCCCGGATAAGGCAACGGCTCGAATGGAATAGTGCGACCACGCATATTATTAATGCTGGTCATAAGACTGAGTGATTATGTGCTCAGCGATTTGGTTAAGCAGTTCAGCTGCTTCTACGCCATTTAGTTCACGATTTAAAATTTGATTTGCGATTTCTTCCAAACGAGATGAGACAAGTGCCGCCTGATTTTTTCGTTCATCAATCCGAGCCTCATTTAGCAATAACTCCAGTGAGTTCATAGCTACAGGCGAACGTTCATATCTTATTAATTCCGCTTGTTGCTTTATATTCTTCATCGGTAATTCCTGTTTTTAGGCAATACGAAACCCGGCGAGTAGAACGCCATATATTGCGGTGATGATTAATTAATAATATTCAGTGCGCAGTCATCATTACTGACAAATGACGGCAACGAACGAGTAAACTCAATTAAGTAATTCAACGTTTCAACAACAGATTCTCTTTCTGCTGGCGTTAATTCTGAAAACTGCATATTCACATGACGGCTTTTTAACCCGGCATGAAAACAGATTGTTTTACGCAAATGTGCCGGTGATTTATCAAAAGCCTCCTGAGCAACATTCTTTCTATTACGGAAATGCGTTTCTTTTAATTCAGCAATACGAGCAATACCCATCATTCTTAATTTTTCAGATTCCGTTAATTTCAACATATAACCCCCAACTAACGCCCGAACAGACGGCGTAATATTGGTGTCTTCTTTGCAGAGGACAATTCTTGTAAAAGCGCCTTTTGATTACTTCCCGGCTTCCAGCGCTGGCCGTTCTTCAACTCCAGCATACCGTGGCCGAAATGGCGCAGGTTTACCGAGCTTTGCTGTTTTAACAGTGGGGCAATAGAAATAATCATAAAGACACCTCAACTCAAACCGGCAACAGCACTCAAGCCGCTAATAACATCAACGGTTGAAGCTAGCGCAGGGGTTGATTGAATGCGCGCCTGCACTGTCAGGCCAATCAATGACAGATGACGAATCGCAGTATTGACGCTGTCCAGCAGAGCAGATTTGCTGAACGCTGTTTTGTGATTGCCTTGCACCGCAGCGGCAGCAATCGAACCCACAGCGGCTGTAGCATGTAGTGCATAAGTCGGGATATTGCCGGTGCAGGCTTCATTGACTGGCACCGATGGCATGCAATTGATTTGTGACAACAGGCCGTCTAATAACGTTGGGTCTTCGGTCAGGTCGGTGATGCGTAACAACTCGTCCACGGTCAAACGGTGTGGCTGGTCGGGGTTCAATTTATTGCGCAGAACCTGCGCCGCAATCCCTGCGTTTGCTGCCAGCTCGACTAAGTTGTGCTTTAACGCAAACTGGCGGCAGGCGTTATCAAAGTGCGGATGTTTGGACACTGAAAAATCAAACATGGCTTACTTCCTCACATATGCCGACAATTAGTTGGCAAATTTGAATATCGAACATTACTGGTTTGCCGCTTCTTTAGTGAGAGCGATCATATTTACGAGAACCTTTTCCATTTTGCGAACTTTCTGGCGGATAGGTAAACGACCATCTTTCACCATGCCACGGCAGGTTTCATAAGGGATTCCGCTCAATTTTGAGAACTCGGGCAGGGATAAATAAGGAGAGGTTACTGTGATTGCAAGGTTTTGCATCATGGTGCATCCTGTAATGTGTGGTTAATGCGGGTTAATTTGTGTCTACGTACAACAATGAGGAATTTAATCCTCAAATGTGTACGAGTCAATATTATTTCGGCGGGAATATTGAATGATTTTTAGTGGCGGACAGGCTGTTGTTGATAGGTTATTGAAAGCCTACGGTTTTTCAACGCAACGTGAGCTTGTAGGAAAAATAGGTGTTGGTCATGGAACAGTAAGCACGTGGATTAAACGTGGGTATTTTCCCGGCAAAGAAATTGTTCAGTGCGCTCTTGAAACGGGTGCATCTTTACAATGGTTAGCAACTGGGGAGGGTGAGCCGTGGGAAGCCGACAAAGCTACTAATGAAAAAGAACATGCTAAATTAATTCAGCATAGAAAGTTGGTTGATGGATTGTTAACCGATGCTAGCCCCGTATTACTTGATCCTGAATTACTCCCAGTACAGATAGATGAACCTGAGTTGATTTCTTCACCTAATGCCAAGAGTTCATTTCTGGTTGAACATCAATTCAAGAAAATCACTGATGGCCTGTGGCTTATTGAAAAAGCGGGAGTTGTATCTATCAGTGAGCTTACCCGTTTACCGGGTAATGTATGGCGTATCAATGATGTCAATTGGCCGGTTAGTGAGGTCAGTATTTTGGCTAAAGTTGTTGGGGAAATTTCAGCTTATTGATCGCCATTGTGAGATTTATTTAAAACAATAATGGGACGCGAACATGAAAAGGAGTTTTTTACCATCGTGAATGAAAAGCGCTTGAGCGGAGGAATTGCGGCTGTAGAAAGAATGATGCAAGCCTATAATTTAAAGGTACAAAGAGAATTAGCTACTTATCTCGGTGCCGGAACGGGAACAATCAGTACGTGGATCAAACGTGGCTATTTTCCGGGAAAAGAGATTGTGCTCTGCGCTTTAGAAACAGGTGTTTCATTGCATTGGCTTGCAACCGGTGAGGGGGAACCTCGGGAACCGGTTAAATCTGGAACACAGGAAACCGCAAAGTCGATTACTCGTAAAAACCTTGAAGATGGTTTGCTGATAGATGCATCCCCTATCTTGCTTGATTCAGAATTATTGTCTGCACAAGCTATTGAACCTGAATTAATTTCGTTCCCTAATGAAAAACGTTATTTTCTGGTCGAACGTCACTTTAAAAATGTTGCTGACGGTCTTTGGTTGATTGAAAAGGCAGGTGTAACCTCGATTAGCAATATTGCTCGTTTACCGGGTGATGTATGGCGAATCAATGATGTCAATTGGCCGGTTAGTGATGTCCGCATATTAGCGAAAGTGGTCGGGGAAATTTGTCTGTAATGATTGCTCTATCAGTCAATCAAAGAAAACCTGTACACGTTAGTTTTTAATCAGATGTTTGTCGGGTTGCATATCAAACATTGACTACTGTTTTTATATACAGTAAATAGGCCCAAGGGATTATTCTTGAGGACTTATTTATGGCAGTACGGAAGTTACCCAACGGGAAGTGGGTCTGTGATTTTTACTCAGATGGTCGTGACAGTAAGCGGGTTAGGAAAACCTTTGTTACTCGCGGCGAGGCGTTGCGCTTTGAACGTGAACAATTAGCGCAACGTGGTGATCTGGATATTGACTACACCCCGGCAGAGACTGCCGCGCAGAGGTTAAAGACATTGGTCAGTCAGTGGTATGAACTCCACGGGCGCTCTTTGAGTGACGGCAAAGCAAGATTAGATAAACTCAATATCCTGTGTGATAACTTGGGCGATCCTGCTGTTGCTGATTTTGACCGGGAAGTGTTCGCCAAGTACCGCAAGCAGCGTTTAGCCGGTGAGTTTAGTCGTAAACCAAAACACGGAATCGTTAAACCGCCAAAAGAGGCAACGGTTAATCGTGAACATGCCTACCTACGAGCCGTGTTTAATGAATTAAAAAGGCTGGGACATTGGAATCATGCGAATCCACTGGATGGCGTTAGGCTATTTCGTGAAAGTGAAAACGAGTTAACTTTTCTTTATGAAGATGATATCAAGCACCTGCTGCATGAGTGTGACAATTCCAGTAATAAAGATCTCGGTATTATTGTTCGTATCTGTCTAGCCACCGGTGCGCGTTGGAGTGAAGCGGAGCAGCTAAGACAAGCTCAAGTAATGTCAAATAAAATTACTTATATCAACACCAAGAGTAAAAAGAACCGTACAGTCCCTATTTCTGCGGAACTGCATAAACTGATTCCAAAGATGAAAGGGCGCTTATTCGTCAATGCTTATGACGCATTCGGCCAAGCCATTGACCGAGCAAAACTGGTGCTACCTACCGGCCAGTTAACCCACGTTCTACGCCATACTTTCGCCAGTCATTTTATGATGAACGGCGGCAACATATTAGTACTGCAACAAATCCTCGGGCACTCCACTATCCAAATGACCATGCGCTATAGCCACTTTGCACCGGATCATTTAGAAGCGGCAGTGAGTTTGAATCCATATGATCGTATTTTTAAAAATTAATAATGTGAGAATTTAATGGTGAATAAAATGGTTGGAGATTTTGTAATAACTGCGCCCAAAGAGAGAATCATTATGTCGTTAGAATATCTAGTTCACGGAGGTAATGCTGACAGTGTTCTCTAG